CGAAATTGAAGTATCTAAAGGTAAAGCTCGAATGGCATTTGCATTTGGGGGAACCCGAAAAGCACCTTGGCACCGGCTGGGGGTCCCTATGGACGGACTTCAAACCGCAGAGCAGATGCTCGAAGCTGCTAATGCAAATTTTGATGTCATTCTTACCCGTGTTGCTGCAGTTGATGATGAAGGTAATTTGATACGCAATTCAGATGGCACGGTCGTAATGATTGAAGATAGTCGTGCAACAGTACGTCAAAATACAGATGGTTCTTTCAATCCTTTAGCAACAGTTGGCACTAGATATGAAGTCAGACAAAATAGAGAAGTTCTTGAAAGGGCTTTAGCAATTGTTGGTGCATCATCTGGGGATGCCGTCATGGACACGGTAGGAGTTCTCCGTGGTGGTTCTCGATTCTTTGCAACCGTAGAGTTGTCAGGCTTAGTTATTGACCCAAAAGGGGTTAATGACGAGATTGCTAGATATCTGGTAGTGAGTTCTGGACATGACGGTGTTTGGCCGATTCGGTATGCAAACACGGATGTACGTGCTGTTTGTAGCAACACGGTAATTCTTGGATTGCGTTCTGCTACCCGTGTATTTACGGCGCGCCACACAAGAAATGTTGACACCGCAATCGACGATGCGCGCAACGTGCTTAACATATCTGTTTCGTGGAGTTCTAGTTTTTTGAAGGAAGCAGAAAAAATGCTCAACATCCCAGCGCCTCTTGGTGGGAGAAAAATAGATGAAGTGATTAATGCCGTTTTTCCTAAAGACAAAAATGAAACTCAACGACAACAGCAAAATCGAGAAGAGGTTCAACAGATGGTCCGTGCGCTTTATCTCAATGATAAAAACGCAGGTAAATATGGATTCAATGGATGGTCTTTATATAACTCGATAGTTGAGTACTTGGATTTCTATCGTCCGATTGACGAAATTGCTAGCGCGATGGCATCAATGGATGACACATCGTCCGTGACACAAAAGAAGTTGCTTGCTCACCGTGCGGTGGTATCATAAGAGTATGTCCAATTCGTCAGAACATCCTGAGTGGGAAGAAGAAGACGAAACTTCGTATATTACAAATTCCCAATATGACCAAGATGATGATTTGAGTGATGAATATCGTGAAATTGAATTGAACGCTCTTGATGCTTTCGAAAAGAGCATGTTTGAAAATAAAGTTATTCGCACATTTGTTAATAATGCTTACGAGTTTGGTGGTCTAGGTACTTTACTTGAAGCAATAAATCAGGTCGAACGGAAAATGGGTTGGAAGATGGAAATCATTGCAGACAGAGATGCTGTTGATGATTATATGTTCTATCGGCACGAGACATTCGATGAAGACTTGTGGAGTCACTATATAAATTCTGACCATTACGAAGACCTTGTGCGTCAGGTAGCTTTTTTGTCAACCCGTACTATGGGTGATTTTATAGACACCTATTCGCTTGGCCCAAATATTAAGAAATCCATCACGGCGCGATTCCGTAGATTTTTCTGGAAGATTTATTCGGCTTTTTAAGCATAAAAACTTTTGACATTTGCGTTTCTCGACAGTATGCTGTCATGAAACGAAAGAGGAAGAATGTCTGATAATACAGAATCAATAAATGGTTTGATTGTCGCTAACGCCGAGAAAAAATATTTCTTACCCGACTACATACCCGTGCCTCCATTAATAAATGGTTCATGTAAGGGTTTGCCAACTGAATGGTGGTTTCCTGCTTTCCAAGCAAACCATGAACAGAGAAAAAAGCATGAGCATGCAATAGAGATTTGTAAGAAGTGTCCGGAGCAAAAAGAGTGTTTAGCGTTTGCTTTAGAGCATTCGACTTTGCAGGGTATTTGGGGTGGTACTTATTGGCGCGAACGTCGTCGAATGCGCGTGTCTTTAGGTAGCAAACCGGGTATTCCATTTGTTAAAACACGCAGCGATAAAAATATCTAATTCTTGTGGCTAGCTATCAATCTCAACCCGTAGCAAAACTGCTTTCTCGTTTACAAAATGTTCAAGAAAAGTCAGATGGCAACTGGATGGCTTCGTGCCCGTGTCGAGACGATGACCATAATCCCTCGCTATCGATAACTGTAGGCGCAGAGGACCAGGCAGTAGTTCACTGTCATCGAGGTTTGTGTGATGCAAAGAAGATATTTGAGTCGTGCGGTTTAGATTTGGCTCGTGATGGATTCGCGAGAAATCAAGAAACTTTTACCCCACCTAAAACAGAGACCAAAAAGCTTAAACGTAAATTGGTCAAGGTTTATGATTATCTTGATGAAGATGGCGTTCTTTTATTCCAAAAGCTGCGCTATCAACTTGAGGATGGTGGAAAATCCTTTTCTCATCGTCGCCCCAATCCTGATGTACCAGGAGATTGGATATTCAACCTAAAAGACACCCGCAAGGTTTTGTATCGATTGCCTCAATTATTGGAAGCAATCAAAAACAACGAAGAGGTATGGCTCGTAGAAGGCGAAAAAGATGCAGACACCATGTGTAATGAGTTTGGTGTTGCAGCTACAACAATGACCAATGGGGCCAATAGTTGGGCACCCGAATACACCCTCACACTTGCGGCTGCTTCGTTAGTAAACATTATTGCTGACAATGATGAAGTAGGTAAACAGCACTCAATCTATGTTCGTGATGCAATACGTGCGGCAGGTGGTAACGCCAATGTATGGGTATCTAAGCATAAAAAAGATATTACCGACCACGTTCAAGCTGGCTATTCGATAGACGAAAACGACATGTTAGAGCTACTTACGTATGATGGCGAACAAGCAAAGGGACAAGAAGATAAAGCAAATGAAATAGAAGACAACTCAAACGAATACGAATCTAGCGATGATTTACCCGAAGAGAGAAAAGAAACGCAGTTATTATCTCAAATCGAGAATATAATCTCGCTTGATTCTTTGACCTTAGAACAAAAAATAGGTCGCATTAATTTTATTGCCAATAGTTTTTCTACAACTTCGTTTGATGACTATGGTCGAACTGTCAATTGGCAAGAGTTTTTACTTGAAGCAGAAGATGATTCGTATGAGTGGGTTATACCAGGATTGCTAGAGAAGCAGGAACGAGTCATTGTGGTCGCTGCTGAGGGTGTTGGTAAAACAATGCTTGCGCGACAGGTTGCAATATCCTGTGCTGCTGGTTTGCACCCGTTCACGTTTCAACCAATGAAACCCGTGACAACCCTGACGATTGACCTTGAAAACCCAGCACGCATTATCCGTCGCACTTCTCGAACCATCATGGAAAACGCTATTCGCTTATCGCGTGCCAAAACAGTTGATGCACATCTACACATACACCCGTCAGGTCTTGATTTGACATCAACAAAAGACCGCATATTCCTGGAGCAATTAGTTGAGAAAATTAAGCCTGAACTTATTTGTCTTGGTCCGCTGTATAAGGCCTATGTTGATAGTGGCAATCTGACCAGTGAAGCCCTTGCTGTTGAGGTCGCAAAATTCTTAGACCATATCCGTGATGCGTATGGATGCGCTTTATGGCTTGAGCACCATGCGCCTTTGGGTGCATCTAGTACTACCCGTGAGCTGCGACCATTCGGTTCGTCTGTATGGTCGCGTTGGCCAGAATTTGGAATTTCCATCACTCCTGACCCACTCAATCCAGAGGGATTCGTGTATGACGTGAGACATTTCCGTGGGGCCCGTGACAAGCGTGAGTGGCCAATAAAGATGAAGCGTAGCCTTCGAATGCCTTTTGAGGTTATAGAATTTATGAAGGAGTAAACATGGCTAAAAATAAACAACCGCTAACTCGAGAGTTCTTAGCCGAAAGAGATTTAAGAATCTTCAAAATGCGTCAAGCGGGAATTCCGGGTAATGAAATAGCCCGTCGGTTTGGGATGTCTACGGTCGCTGTTGGAACAGCAGTTAAAAGACAGCTAGAGAAGTTAAATAGAGAAGCCCTGATGGCGTATCCAGAAGTTCTTAGGATGGAATTAGAGCGCTTAGACGCCC